CCGTGATATGTTTTTTGACACCATAGTTCTGCTTTTGCTTTTTCCATAGCTGTAAAACCGCCTGTAGATACTCCATGTGTTGCAATCACGCAACCACCAGCAGAAGAGTCTCCTGCTGTATCAGAACCACCAGAACCTACAGACTGACCCATAACATCATCATCTAATCCCATATTAGATGCGTTTCCTTGAGATGGGTCTCCTATATCAGAGCCACCCCCACCTCCTGATGGGTCACCTGTGGATACACCAGAACCTTCACCACCACCATAAGGGTCTCCTGTTGAATCGATTGGGTCAGGTTGTGATTGTGTAGTTGATGGTGTTTCAACATCAGGAGATATATCTTCTACATCTGCGTTTGTATCAAAAGATGGGTCTGTAACACCAAAATCCATACCGCTTGGGTCTGTAGGACTAGTTGTAGTCTCAACATCATCAGATATATCTTCTACATCAGGGTCTGTAATTTCATAACTTGGTATATCTAAACCACTAGCATAAGAATTATACAAGTCTTTACCTTTTGGAGACATATTATTATATTCATCTTTAGATACAGGACCTCCATAGTATCCTGTTTCTGCAGATACAGACATAGCATTTGCAAAATCTGCAAAACTTGCATAGCTAGGTACACCATTAGATGTTGACATATTTCCGTTTTCATCAACTGCTATACCTGCAGCATTAAATGTTCCACCTGTAGCTACGTCTACCGAACCTGGATTATATCCATAACTAAAAGTTGGTGTTACACCACCTAACATAGATGTTACGTCAGTTAAACCTTTACCATAAGCCTGTTGTGATAATTGGTCAAAATTACGTTCAGGTTCTAAAGGACCAGTTGTTCCTGGGATAGCACCCATCTGTTGAGCAAGTTGTTGTTTGTCATCGGCTAAAGCTTTACCTAATAGACCACCTATAATACCACCAATAGGTCCTAACATAGCAGTGCCTAACACAGAACCTGCTATAGATTTACCTTTGCCTGTGCTAAAAAAATCAGTAACACTTTTTTTACCACCCGCAGTATTTGAAGCTATTTCAGAAACTCTAGTTGTTTTAACTCCTGGTGAAGTATCATCCCCACCATCTGATTCATCTCTAACTCTAGTTGTAGGTGTGGTTGGTGTATCATCTGTTGGTGGTTTTGCTTCTTCTTTATATTCAGTATATCCTGCAGGTATAGGATAAATAGGTTTACCATTTACAAAAGGTATATATAATTCTTCACCTTGTTCATTTGTATATCTTCTTGTTTCAGTTTTTTGTAACTGACCAAACTCTGCACCTATATAATCTCTAAATGATATTGGCTCTTGATAGGAAGGTGGAGTATATGTAGGTGTTCTATATTGTTGAGCAAAGGGTATACTTACAGTCTGTTGAGGTGTAGCAAAAGAAGATTGTATCTGTTGCTGCCCTTGAGCAGGAGTAAATTGTACACCTTGAGTTTGTGGGCTTTGATAGCCTGGAACATTACTAGGCTGTAATACTTGAGGTGTTTGTATAATAGGTTGCTGCACCATGCCACCCTCTTGAAACTGTGGCTTAAATGGTAAATCATCAGACATAATAGCTTGGTCTGAATTTCCCATTTGACCCATTTGTTCCATAGTTTTTAAACCACCTTTAGCTTGCTGCCTTAATTTCATTAGTTTTTCTAAACCATGATATCTAACAACATCTGCAGGTAACACAAACTCACCTTCACTTAACTGTGCAGGTATATCATCTCTAACTTCTTTTTGAGTAGAACCAATAGGTACTTGATTTTTTGATATAGGGTCTGTTGTATCTCCTTGGTCTTTTAAACCACCGAGTTCAAACATTTCCATTTGTGTGTTTATAGGTTTTTTAGCCATTGTCTTTATTTACCTCATCTCTCAAATATTTTAGTCTACGTAACGCTGCTATTGCACCTTGAGTTCTATATATAATAACTGTATCTTCTGTTTGCTCTATAGCTTTATGATGTTGTTCTATTAAAGCATCCAAATACTTATTGAGTTGGTGCTGGTGGCTGACTAGGGGTTTGAGGTTGCCCAGTATTTGCTTGTCCATTTCCGCTAAATCCTTGTTCATTTGGTTGAGGTGCTTGACCTGTTCCTATTGTTCCACCACCTGCTCCTGTGGGGTCCATTGGGTTTGCTCCTGCTGGAGCTTGTCCTTGAGGGGGTGGTGGTCCTTGAAATTGTTTTAATAACTCCGCTTGTAAAACAGCTTCATCCATATTATTTGTAACTTTTGAAGGGTCTAAATCCATAGCTTTGGCTATTTCTCTAATAATATAATTAAACTTTGCAAACGGAGCAAGAGAAGGATTAGATGCAGTTTGTAAAAATTGCATTAACCTTTGACTACGTACTTCATTAGCCATAAGACTTTCTGTACCACGTGCATAAACTTCTAAGTCACCTCTTATTTCAGGATTAAAATTAAATTGCATATTAAATCTAAACAAACCCTCACCTAAAGGTTTAAGTAAATAATCATCTACGTTTTTAATAACTGTTTTAATACTACCACTTGCTGCATTCATTAACATAGATATACCTGATGCAGTTCTACCTACACCTGACACACCTGTTTGTCCATGAGAAAACGATGGAAGCCCTGTACTTTCATCAGCTAATTGTCTAGCTTTATCAAACAATTGTAAGTTTTCGCCAGACACATTAGGAAACTTAGTACCAAATATTGCTTGACCTGGAGCACCCCCTTGTCTTCTAAACACTTTACCTGGGTAAACAGATAAATCTTGTCCTGGTACTAAGTTTGTCTCGTCTACTTCTATTAGTAAATTTCCAGATAACACAGCATTATCAACTGCCATTCTCATAAAACCATTCATAAGAGTTTGTGTATCATCCATATTTTCTGCTAAACCCACACCAAAAAATGAATATGGGTTTAATTCATATGGTGCAGCCATATAAGGTATCTTAGCAGGTTTAAATGGATTTAAAACTACTCTTAATAATCTATCACCAGAAACCCATGCATTAATTTGTAATTCTTCTACATCTTTTAATTCTTTTGGTATGTCAACTCCTTGTTTCTCAAGTAGCTCAGTATCTATCATACCCCAATATTCAAAAACTTCAAAGCGGTCTATATCATTTTCATGATTATAATCTTGTAAATCATCTTCCCAATATTTTTTAGTGTAGTTTTCACCTGCTGTTATTACCTCTTCAATAACATTATCTCTAAAAAAGGGTCTTCTTTTTAATGCTCTTAAATCAGACCTAGACATTTTATGTCTTTCAATAACGTACTGAGCTTCTTCTATACTAGTGCTATCAGGGTCAGGATAAAAATTCCAAACAGATACATGGCTAACTTGTGGTATTGTTTTAAATACAGGTGAATACTCTCCTTCTTCATCCCAATTAGGATATTCTTTATCTACAGCAAAAGGTCCTTTCATAACACCTGTACCAAATAAAGCCATCTCAAAAGCTGTACTTCTTAAGTGTTTATTTGCATGTGACTCTTGCAACTGGTCCATGATTTGTTTTTCCATAGACTTAGCTGCAATCATAGCAGGACTAAAAGTTATCGCTGAAGGAGTTTTACCACTGCCTTCTTTAAGGTTTTCAACTTTTCCAAGCTTTTCTTCCAAAGGACCAAGCTTTTCTTGTAAAGTTTGTGCTGTAGCTCCAGCAGGTAATTCTTTACCATCACCGTTATAACCATATGGAGATTCCATATTATCCGAATCTTGTTGGTTACGTAATTGTTCAGGTTCTTTAGGGTCGAAAGAAACATCTTTTGCTACTCCTTCTGGTAGTTCAGTTGGCTCTATACTAATAGGAAATTTATTTCCTGCAAATAAAACATCAACTATTTGTCCATAAGCAGCCAATGTTTTTGTTTTAGTTATTTTAATAAATACTCTAGATTTTTCAGCTTCAGTAAATTGAACGTCAGGTCCATATATACCCCTATAATTTCTATATGCACGAACCCATCTAGATTCATCATCATATCTATGGTCTTCAGATTTTTTAAACTGACTCATAACATGATTAGCGATACCTTTTACTTCAGTATCTGTTACATTAGAATCTTCTGTATCTTCCAATGCTATTGCATCATCTTCTATATTTATTTCTTCTTCAGCCATATTAATATCCAAACGTTGAATCTGCTACAGGCATATTACCAGAAGGTCTGCCATGTGGGTCGTAATCAAATATACTAAATCTAGGTCTTGACATTATACCATACCTTAAAGCATCATATAAATGGTCTTCTGCTTTTGTGTCTACATCTTCAGGATTTTTTTTATCTAAAGGTATAGAAGGTAATTGTGAAACAATATTAGTACAACTATTAAAAAAGACTATTCTAGGTTCTTCTGTATATTCGTCTACTTGCAAACGTCTGTGTATCTCGTTTTTACCTGATACACGACTACCTTTACTTCTATCTGAAGGTCTCCAACGACACCCTCTTTGTATCATCTGTTCTGCTAGTGAAGGTCCTGTATCTCCACGTTTATGCCATAAAGAACTATCTAATACACCATACTTTATGTTACCATCTTCAGCTTCTAATTCAGTTATCATATCTGCCAAATCTGTGGCAAGGACTTTGCTAACATAGAGTTCTCTATAGACAATAAGTTGTTCAGATGGCGAGACAGCAAACCATAACACACCACTATAAGAACCATAACCATAATCACAAGCCCTAAATTTGACCCAATTACTAGGGATGTGAAAAGGCTCAACAACGTGAATGTCACGATTAAACTCCGTAAAAGCGGCACCTTCCTTAATATCCCAATCGCCCTCAAGTAATTGCCTACGCTGTTGCTCTGGAAGGGAGAGCAACATTGCTTCGTAATCACCTTCTCTAGATAAATACGGATTGTCAAATAATCTCGCAGGGATAAATTTCCTTTTAAATAATGCTTGTCCAGCCTTGCTATGTCCTGCTGGATACTTAAGTACTTCCCCGGTCTCGATATCTGTTGCATCAAATGCCTTTCCATACGGTGATGGGTCAATAAACATTTTTTTAACCCAGCCATGCCCAGGACCTCCCGGGTTTGTAGTGGCTCTCATATAGATTGGCAAATCTGACGATGCGGTTCTTAATCGTGAACGCATGTAGTTCCATGAAAATGGAGTTGCCCACTGCGTTAACTCGTCAAACCCTATCCAACTAAATGCCAATCCTTGATATCTTAATACGTCATCATCTCTGTCAAGGTATGACATCCACAATCTAGCACCTGATGGTGCTACCCATTGCATCTTTCTCTCTGACCATTTTATACCCTTCCAAATTTTAGGATATAATTCTTGTGACTTCCATACTAACTCTCTAAGTTCTTCTGTCGTATGTCTTAATAATAATCCACTAAAGGATGGATGACCCATATACCTTAGTGGGTCTGCAAGCATGGCATACGACTTACCACCACCTGCTGAACCTCCGTATAAAACTTCTCTTTCACCTGCTGCAAGAAATTCTGTTTGAGGTCCTTTGTTTGGTTTAAATATAACGTTAAGAGACTCTTCATCATCTACACGTTCTACTTCAACTACTTTAGATTTTTGAACCGAGTCTTTCTTCTTCGATGGCTTTCGCTTTCTCGATTGCTTTCTGGGCGTACTCAGACCATTTTCTAAGAGTTCTAGCTTGGTTCTTACGTTGTTGCTCATGCATTAACCTTTTTCTTAATCCTACGTGAGATATTTCTCTACCTGTTTTTTGAGTAAGCCAATTCGCAACTTGACGAAAGGAATACTGCTTTACATATTTTCTAGCCATTTCAATAGCTTCAAGTTCTAAAGGTATTGGATTAAGTACGTCAGGGTCTTCTATATTTTTTTCATATCCGAATGGTATTATACGTGATATACGTGGTATCTTAGACCACTCTTTTCCTTCTTCATCTTTTACATCGGTAGGCTGTGGTAACTTCCACTTACCTAAACTTCTTGCAGTCATGTTACTCTTTATTTTTAGGTGGCAATATCATCACTCCACCTGATGCTTCCACTTGTACCTTTTCTGTTTTAATTAAACCTACTCTGTCTAGCAGTTCCTTGCTTGCTGAGAGCTTGTCTCGTATGCCAAGCTGGGTAGGGTCATCTACACCACTTACCATAGCCACAGCAGCTTTAGGTGCGTTTCTACTCATATATATTTGTGTAGCATCCATAATTTCTTCTTTAAGAGACTTGACTATATCGGATGTGCTAGATGTTTCAGAGTACCCTGCTAATATTTTAGCTTGTGCTACATCGCCACCTGCACCATCAAATAGTACATCAAGAAACTTTTGTTGTCTTTCAGTTAATTGTCTACTCATACTGGTGGGTTCTCTCTGTAATGCTGTCTATCAACACGTGCTATCAATCTTTGTGCTCTATTAGGAGTTTGTTTGTACCAACGAGAATCTTCCATCTCATCTGCCATCTTTACCCAATCACAATCTTCTACTGCAGCAATCATGTTTTTAAACTTAGATAAACGAGGTCTGCCCAATTGAAAACACATATTAGCTAATACATGTTGTATCTCTTCAGGCAGATTATCAAATTGCGAAAACAATAGGTTACAATCTTTTATAGTCGTTTCTATGTCTTTCGCAAACCAGTCATCCACTTGTTCATGTGGAATTTTTGTACCCATAGGCTGTTCATAATATTCTTCATCCCATTCAGTTATTAGGTGTCCAATACCACCTGTAGGATATCCTTCTGAGCATCTATATGTTTCATATTTAACACCTTCATCATCTGCTATTTCATTCTGTAGTTTTATTAAATTCATTAATTACTTACTTTCCTTGATGTTGTACTAATCATGTGTTCTAGGTGACTTACTAAAATCTTTCTCATATTCTCTGCTCTTTGTCTGTTAGTAAAAGAGTATTCACGAATATCATCATTACTTATCTTGAGAGAGAATGTGTAGAAAGCACCCTGCTTAATAATACTAGAAGCACTACCGTTGGCTACTCTAGCAGGATTAATTAATGTACCGAAGTTTGTTTCAATTATGTTTGACATTATTTCTTTCCCATAATTTTCATAGCTTGTCCTGCACCCTTGATACCAAATGATGCACTAATAGCTATAAACAAAAGATATTGATACCATTCAGGTAATGTATTCAATACCTCAAACCCTGTTCTTACATATTCTGTCATGCTTGGAATGAAAACAAGTATAGCAGGTAAAAGTAAAACTGTCAAGGCAAATTCGTCTTTCCATGAATTATCTGTGGCATCTGCCATAGACTTTTCCCATTCAACTTCGCCTGTTGCCACCTTCTCAGCTACAACTGCTTTCGCTTTAGCTTGTGCTACCTTTGCTTGTCCTTCAGCTTTAACCTTCTCAACCTTGCTGTCCATCCAAGAACTAGCGAGATTTGCGATTGGTCCTATCAACGCTGTTAACATTATTATCTCCTTTATGTTCGTGACCCATCCAAATGCCAAAGACACCTGTCATCACACCCATAACTACTGACACGAAAGCTGATTGAGCTGCTGTAGGGGAATCTAATTCCATAAACCATTCAGCACATCTCCATGACATTACTGTACTAGCAAGCATCATTAGTCTTGGTAGTATCTTCCATTTTAGAAATGTCTCAACTGTCATTGTATTAAAATCTCATTTAAACCAAAGCCTTCTAATAGAACTAAAGTAAAAAATAATAATAGTATTCCACCTGCTATTAGTTTACCTGAGAAGTTTGTTGAGCCTATCTTTATAGCTACAAATTCATTACCTAGTATTCTTAAAGCTAATTCAAAACTATTAGAGCCTATATCTATATTAACTATTTTTTTATCTTTTTCCACTAAAGTCTTTCCTGTCTAACTTTTTGTTTTGCTTGCCACTGTCTCAGAGCTTTTACGTGTTTTAGCATTAGATAGTTTCCTACCTTCTGGAAGGGCTTCGCTAATTTTAGATATAGCTCGTATTTTCTCATCTAAATCTCGCCGTTTTTGTAGCAATCTTTTTGGGCTGTTGAGATACTTGTCTACCTGCTCTAGTTGCTTTTCGTTTAGCAGCCGTACTGGCGGCGTATTCTGCACTAGAAAGAGCCTTAATTGCTTTCTCAGGTAAATAACGTTCACCTGTAGCTTTTGACCCTTGTGTACTAGGCTTCCCACTTTTAGTTGTCCACTTTTGTTTTGTCCAGTTTACTAGAGATTTTTGTGGTGCTCTCATATGCTTCCTTTATTTGTTCTATTGTTCTAAAGCATCCTATACAGATATTTCCTTGTAACTTACAGATGCCTACACAAGGACTCAAAATCTTCCTACCCATTTACCTGCAGCCCACGCTAGTAGTCCTGCAAAGAATATGACAACTATAAATGCTATTCCGTAGCCTACATATTCCATTAATTCTTGTTGACGCTTCTCTGCCATCTTTTCTTGATAACGTCTAGACTTACGTGCTTCAGCTTGAAAGGCTTGCCAATCTTGCCATAATCCGGGTCTGCCTAAGTAAATCATCATCTTCTTGAGTTCTTCTTCTTTTTCTTTTATCTGCTCAAGAGCCATGAACTCTTCTAAGTCTGAACCACCTACACCTTTGGCTTTCTTTTTATTTGCTTTCTTTTCTAGTGCTTCTTTAGAGAATACAAAATCACTTATATGTTTTGCACATCCACTCAATTCTTTTCCGTTGGACACGAATTGTTTTATAACATTGAAAGCAGCGTTTGCTGCAGCTAGTTCTGCTAACATGTTTTAATTCCTCTGTGGTATATAGGATTCTTTTACACGAACAGACACTGTTACTGCACTACCTGCACTTGCTAATCCTCTTAACTTATCTCCTTTGTATAACCAAAACGGTTCGCTGTTTATTTGAAGCATTGAATTACCTAGCAGTTCTACTGTTTCAGCAATAGTAAAAAAAGTTGTTGTTTGGCTATCATACCAATCTAAGCTGAAAGTAACATTAGATGAACTAGCGTTGCTTATAAAGATACTGTACACTTCTGCTTCATAGTTATCTGGAACAGTATATATGTCACCATTACCTGTAGTAAGTTCACGAGCAACAGTACGATTTTTAGCATCCATTCTAATTCTCTATATATATAATATCAAAAGTTGTTGAAACTCTTAAATCGGCATTTGAACTATCTGCTATAGCACGAAACTCAATATCTGTTTTCTCAGGTATTGGCTGTGGGCAAGTAATATCTTGATGATACGAGCCTTCAAATAAATCAAACTTCTGTTGGGTACGGAATACACCATTCAATTCTCGTGTAATCATTCTTATGGTAGCAACTTTATTGTTCTGTATTGTAAATGCTGTTGTATCTATCTGAAACAAATATGCTGTATAACCTGCAGGTACAGTCCATAGTGCCATCAAGGTCTGTTGGTCAGCAACAGCTATATAAGCGTAAGTTGTTCCACCATTTGCAATTGTAATGTTTCCTGCAGATGCTGTACCACTCGCAACAAAAGCACGATATACCCTTAAGAAGCTACCTGTAGTTGTTGCAGTTCCTGATGCGTTAAGTGTTACTGTTTCAGATAATTCATTGTAACTTGCATCTAAACCTTGAATAGTAACTTGTACGTTTTCGTCTGTAGCACCTGAACTACTTGTCGCTGTCATTGTTACAGCACTAGATGGGTAAGCATATAAACCACCTACATCCCAAATAGTCTCTTCTACGTTTTGTATCTCTCCGTTGTATCCAAACTTAAATACACGCTTGTGTCCATCAATAAGACCACGAGATACTTGTAAGAAGTAAGGGTATGATCCTACACCACCACTAAAAGTAATTACATTTGGATATGACGTGATGGACATCTATTTTAATTTTTCCGATTCAAGTTTATCTTTAAGTTTACTGACACGTAGATAATCTTCACGTATTCGT